ACCGTTATTGCACATATAGCTCCAAGTCGATTGGTTGATGTCCCCGACAAACCCTGCCGCTGTGAGCCGGAGCTTTGCGATGGAGGGGAGAGTGTTCCGTCTCAATGTGGGAAGGTCCTTGCGGACAATCGCCCATCGAGATCCAGGAAAAATGCGACAGAGCAAGAATACCATCGCCAGGGTGCCCCACGTCTTGGTCCCACGGATCCCACCGCCAAGAGCCAGGTACAGATACTCACCTGAGAACACGGCCTCAGCAAAAATCTCCTGCTTGGGCGTGGCCTTGAAGGAAGGCTCCCGCATCTTGGCTTCGTATGCCTTGCGGATGTGCTCTGACGTTTTCATTCTGGCGATCCCTTACAGACATCGCAGCGAGTCCAATTCATGCTGCGCGCAGACTCGACTTCAGCAGCGATGATTATGCGACCGTCCACGAACCCCCAGCCAAAGCAATCTGGGCAGTTCTCGATATGATCTGGATAGTCGCAGCCCTCGTGGGTACAACGTCTCAGTTCCAATTCAGACACGGGCCCAACTCATGGTGAAAAATTTTCGGAGGGCAAAGGCAAACCGGGATTGGTCGGGCTGAAAAAATTCGTGCCATCCAGGCGCAGCGCTTACGTTGATTTTCAATCGTTGGGGGGCCCAGATTTGCAGCCCCATTTCGGCCTGGATTTTCACTGTGTTTCCATTGTGGATTTTTGCTGGTGGCTGGCCCCAAATCGACATGTGCTCATGATGGTGCGACCCAGCCAGTCAAGGTCACCAGTTCATCATAGTCACAGTTGGGGCAATCAAATGATGGCGTCACGTCTCCGCTCTCCGCAATGTTGGCGAGTTCAATATGTGTGTACATCTGACATGTATGGGGACAGCCTAGCCAGGCGCCATTCTTGTCCTGGGACCACGTGCCCTTTGTAGCGATGATCCCACCTGCCTTGGGTATCGAGACGGCCATGCGCTACATCCTCGGCTGGGTGAGGACCATCAGCCCCCATATGGCGAGGGCCACGAGGGCCACGGTCACGAGGACACCGATGAGGAAGCCCTTCATTTGCCGATGCCCTTGACCTTCCGGACCACCCAGGATTGCACGAGCCGTGCATACGTGGGCTGGGGGACGTTCCACCCGATGAAAATGCCGGCCAAAATCCACAATGTAATTGCACCCATCGAAATCACCTCCATTTGGACAGTGCATTTGACATGATATTGACTGCATTTGAATGCTGTCGAAGCACATGTGAATGCACCCATGGGATTACATGCATTTGGGACAGTGAATTCAACTGCATTTGAATGCTGCACTGGATGCACCCAAAAACGGCTTAGATCCTCGATGGTACATGTGTAATGCACCCATTGATTGCATGTGCTTTGAGACAGTGCATTTGCTGCATTTGAATGCTGTCGTTTTCATGTGTAATGCACCCATTGAATGCACCTGTGATTTGACTGCACTGAAATGCTGCATTTGCAACACTTGAATTCACCCCCAAAATCAGTGTGAATGCACCCAACAATGCAGCTGACGTGCACGCACAGTTTCGAATGCACCCAAATCCAGTGTGAATGCACCCATCAAATTCACCTGCCTGAATGCTGCATTTGGACAGTGCATTTTACATGTGATAATGCACCCAGATTTACATGTGTCTGAATGCTGCACCTGGATGCTGCAAAAACGGCTTAGATACTAGTGTTCCAATGTGCTTTGTACTGCACTGATTGCTGCATTTGAATGCTGCATTTTCACCCTCCGATTCACGCCCGATTTTTGGGTGCCTGAATGCTGCATTTGAATGCTGTCTAAAACACGATCTCTTTGCCGCCAATAATCCACTTCTGCCGGACATCGAGTTCACCCCTCACATCGAGCTTGTCGGTGAACATGGCCAGGTGCTGTCCCATCATGCGGAGCGCACCCATCTTATCCCACAGTTTGAACTCAAGGGTCCGTCTCTCGTGACCGGCCTCATCGATGGTGACGATGAACTTGATCGAGGACACAGCCCGCATGACGAAGTCAGGCACGCCCTCAGGTAGCTCGATGGAGCCGGTTTTGGGGTCGATGGTGTAGTTGCGCAGGTCACTGAAAGCGATGATTGCAAGCTCATGCAGGATCCGGTCTTGCGTGATCATCGTGCGCTCTGAGCGCTCATTCATTTTCTCAGCAATGGCAGCGGCCATCGAGGGCTGGTGGTGGAGCTCATGGGCGATGGCAGAAATGGCGCGTTTGGAGTAGCCAGCCGACAAGCAAGCACCCATGAATGAGCTTGGATCCATGACGTAAAAATCCACCACCAACTTGTGCTGGTCGCTCAGCCCATCATAGAATGACTTGCCGCCTGGGCTCCACTCGCCAATGGAGGTGCCCGCTGGGGGCAGATCGGCATCCAAATCAGGTCCTTCCAATCCGGTCTCGACAGTGGCCATTTTTCTGCTTTTGGGTGGTGGTGCTGTTTCACATGGTTTCGTATGGTCAGACAAGAGATATAGCCATGCCCCATTTGACGCTAAACAACCAAGGGTCTCCGGGAGGACTCGCCACACCTATTGGCATATTGTTATACGAGTGTCGATTTGACAAAAAAGTTTTTTTCCAAAATGGCCTGTCGTGGGGGTACTTTATGGGTAGCTCCCTGCCCTGTAATGACTTACATCCCCTATTGGTACTGGGAGTGTCAATACGTCATTCAATAGGCTACCAATATCGGTGTACCTACGCAGAGGAATAGCCTGATATTGGCAGGCAATATTGTCTTGGGTCTAGGAATCACTCTCATCACAAAATCTGGGTTGTCGTATATACCGATATCAGTCCACGAGTGGGACCCAGATGTAGGCGAATCTCATTGGACGGCTCCGGCGGTGGAGCCGGAAGTGGTAGGATCCAACGATGTGTTTCTCAGGCCGGTCGAGGTCAATTATGCCAAGCTCGGTGGTCCCGTCAGGGCCGTCAAATTGGAAAGTCTTCAGGTGCGGGTAATGCTTGCCCTTGACCTTGATTTCTGGCTGGCTCGCATCGGTGACGTCCCCATCCCAGGGGCCGCCAATGAACTCATTTTTTGGCTTCAAGCTCAGCGATCATATCGGCAGCAAATCTCTCCACCTTCAGCAGCCTCATATACAGGTCGAGAATCACGCCAGCAAGGGTCCTCCAATCCGCACTCACCAGAGCCTTCTCAAGCCGGTCCTCCAACTGTCTCCTCTTCAGCTCATCAGTACCCTGCGCAATCCGTCTTGCCCGCTCCTCATCGGCCTTCATTTTTGACTCCCAAGTCTCTCACCTGAATGGGCCTTTGGACGCCTGTCTCATCGAGGCACAAAGGCAGGAGCCACGACAGGTTTTGGATCATCCCTCCTGGGATGTCGCATTGGACCTCCACAACCGCCTCATCTGTCATGGTCTGGATGTGGTGGCGATCCAGGTTGGTCAGAATCGCTTTGAAGAACGTCACGTGCCAATCATTGCCCTCCATCATCACCACCCTCTCCCATCTCGATGCCTTGACGTGGACACCGGTCTCCTCCTCAAACTCTCGCTCCATGGCCTTGTTTGGATGCTCTCCCTGCTCGATATGGCCACCCACGCCATTCAGTTTGCCTTTCTGCCACTCAGGCCGGTTCTTGCGGATCAAAATCACAGACGTTCGGTCCACTGTAAAAGCGAACCCCACTACCATCCTTTCTACCATGCTCATTTCCTCTCTCCCACGTGTGGAGGCCCCAGGAGGTCCGAGAGGTTACCCGAACCACCCTGGGGCCTTAGATCAGCTGTAGCCAGAGAGCCTTTCAGCCGTCTCCCGGTCCATCACCATCCAACGCCTGGGCCGCTGGTCGTCAGACCTTGGGAGCATCCTCGCAAACTCCTTCAGGTTGTACGCAAATCCAGCAGCATCCCAGGCTGTGTTGTAGACGACGCAAATGACGCCCATCGTCTCAACTTCCAACGCAGCCTCGCTCTCTGAGACCATGCGGGCACCATGATCCTTCTTCAACGCCTCAGCCTTGCCCTTGGGTGGCCCCGTGGACAGCAAATAGTATCCCATCAGGCGCTGCCAATCCTGGGTCCGGAGATGGTGCGCGGATCCATGGCAACCCCCATATTGATTCTGGGGCACCGGCCCTTGGTTGGGCCAATCACAGACTCACGCTCTGTCAACGCCAGATTGATGAACATCCCGTTGTCGCAAGCATGAGCGATCCGCACATTCAGCTTGTCCACGTCCTCAAGCAACTCGTTGGCCAAGCTCACGGCCTCAGTCAGGTCAATCGTCATCTTCATTCTCCACTATGCTGTAGATCCTGAACGGGCTGTCCCGATTTGGAAGCCTACCTTGGATCAATCCCATGTCTTCCAGCTTGGCCAAGACATAGTGTCCTGGCATCCCACGCGGC